GTTTGCATTGCGTACTCCGCCTTGAATACAAATTCCTTTTAGAAAAAGATCTTTGCCTCCATTTGAGTTTTCAGTTGACTCAACAACCATTTTCGCCTGGTCGAATGTCAAATTCTCGCTTAGTAGATTCATTGCCTTCTACTCCTAATTATTTACTGCCAATAGTAGATTTTTTATTGTCAGCAGTTTCGCCTGCACTTTTCTTTTCAGCGCCGTGGCCTTTTGGCTGTGCTTTCATGCTTTTCGATGCTTTACCACCTGGTACATTAATGTTGCCCATATTGTCCTCTTTAGCAGAGTTACCTTCTAAGCCACCTGTTGTACCTTTTGAGTCTGCTTCGCCACCAGCAACTAAGTTACTAGCGTCTCCACCCATGTCGTTTGCACTTGCTACTGGTGATTTAGTGTTTGCACCGTTGTCACCCATGTTTGCAGTTACTTTTTCAACATACTCACGCATTGTTTCAGTTTCAGACTTTTCAGCAACTTCTTCATCCTTAGATGCTTCGTCTACTTCTTCGTCTTTCGCTTCTTCTACGCCAAGGTCGATGCTTTCTTCTTCAGCATCATCTTCGTCATCAGCACCCATGTCTCCCATGTCTCCCATGTCGCCTGCGTCTCCTTCGTCGTCTCCTTCGTCGTCGCCGCCGCCCATTTCGTCATTGAACTGTTGACGTAAGTCGTCTAATTCTTTTTCTAAGTCTACCATACGATCTTCTAGGTCTTCGTCTCCTTCTGGAGCATCGTCTTCACCTTCTTCATCGCCGTCACCCATTTCTAAGTCACCCATCATATCATCTGATGGATCTGCTTCTGGCATAGGCTCAACTTCGAATTCATTCATGTCGAAGCCTTCTTTTGCTTCTTCATCTTTTGAATTTTCTTTGACATCTTCATCAGTTGCTTCATCTACTTCTTTATCATCAGATGCTTCGTCAACTTCTTCGTCTGCCTTTTCATCGACTTTTTCGTCTTCTGACTCTTTAGTTTCTTCGTCTTTGCTAGACTCATCAACTTCTTTGTCATCTTCTTCTAGATCATTTTCTAAAAGGTTTTCATAAATTTCTCTTGATTTTTCAACTACAATCTCGTGGAACAATTCTTCTGCTCCAGCACGATCTTCATTGACTAGTTTTTCGAGCATTTCCTCGAATTTGTTTAGATCTGCCATTTTCGTCTCCTGTTAAATAAAATTTGCCTTACGGCAAGGCTGTCATTAATATTTACTATTTATTAAGAAAAGTGCGTAGATATAGGCCCAAAACGGGCCATTTTTACGGATTAAGCGAAAAGTTGAAAGATTTTGCCAAATCTTCCACTGTAATATGCGATATGTTCGCAAAATTTTCGAAAGGCTCTGGTATATAAGCCTTTTCCGTTGCTAACACTCTTATATATCTCTTTTTTGAATTTTTCTGTAATACAGTAGTAGTTTGACGTAACCAATTGCCATAATATGTTGATGTATCGTGCTCACGCTTGTAATTAGGTGTACCGCTATACAAATTATTAACACGCTTATGTTCTGGACCTATGCCTTGATAGTCAAATCCCAAAATATATATAGTTTGATGCCCTTGTTCGCTTGCAAAGTCTAATGCTGTAGGACCACTACTCCAGCCTTTACTTGGCTCAAAGTAATTTAATCCTTTATACTTTTCATAAGACTTATTATAATTTGTCCAAACTTGTCCTTCATGATGATATCTATATTGAACTATTTCATTTACCATTTTAGTATCAACAGCAATTAAGTAGTCTGGCTTGAAATCTCTATACACTGCATTGCAGGCATATATGGTTCCAAATTTTCTAAGAGGTTCTAAAGGTATGTGTCTACGACTTATGCCGTTACCAATTACAAAGGCTATGCTCAATTATCATACTCCGCCGGCCTCTGCGTTTGCCGCGATGCCATACATTTGTCTTACAAAATGCAAGTCTTTGACTTGCTCTTCTTTATGTACTTCTGCGGCCAATCTTGCACGATTAATTTGGCGAAGTGTGAGTCTTGTTTTACGTGATGAATCAAAGTCTACAGGAGATTGGTCATCTTTAGGTGAATAACCTTTATCCTCTACAGGCTCAATTGTTTCTTTATCAAAATAAAATATTTCACGTAGTATCATACTGTTATTTATACCGTTATGTCAGTTGCGCCTTCTTGAGGAACGCCTTCGCCACCAGTAGCAGTTTCTGGTGCATCAGTTGCACCTCCATCGATTGGTGCTTCGCCGCCTGGTACTTCTTCTTCCATACCAGCCATATCTGCATCAATGCCTGCTCCGCTAACTCCTGCGCCTCTAAGTTCTCCACCTGCGTCTGTTGGTGGTGGAGTAATATTTTCATCGTTCTCTTCACGCCATAGTCTTTCGTTTTCAGTAACTTCTTCTTCACTTAGACCTAAGTAGCGTTTCATTGCAAAGCGATTTGAAATATAAGGTATTGCACTCATTTGTGTAAATGTTGGAATACGTGCATTATCAATTTCACTTTGTCTATATGCCGCAAAGTTTTGTGGTGGTTGGAATCTAATATCAAACATTGCTGTATCAATGTTTACGCCCTTTTCAAGTAAGTATCTTTTGAATTCTTGATTTATGTCTTCGGTTATTAAACCTTGTAGTCTTTCACAATAAGTGTTAAATCTTAATTCTTGAATATATGCAGTTCCAACTCTTCCGTCGTTGTATTGAGCGGCTGAATCATCTGCACCAGTAGGCAAATATGAACTAGGAATACGTAAACCTCTAACAAGTTTGTTTGTAAAGTAACGTAAGTCGTCTATTTCGCCTAGGTTAGTACCACCTGGTAATGTTTCAACTTTAGATCCACGCCCTTCTGCTGTTTGTGGGAAAAAGTAATCTTCGTTAATTGACAGCGGATTGTAAGACGAGTCTATAACATTTGTGCCTCCGCCTGTTGACGATGGGATACGTCTTTGGTGTATTTCCGTCTTAACACGTTCTACAAACTGCATCGCTAAGTGCGATGGCATGTTACCCACATCAACGTAGAAAACTCTTCTTTCAGGTGCTCTTTGCACACGATAGATGATAATTGCATCTTCTAATAATTCTTTTTGTTTGTATACTTTAAATATAGTTTCTAGTAAACTATTACCAAATGGAAAGTTGTTGTCTAATCCTTCTGACAAACTTAAATGTACAACATTCTCTGCATCAATAGCAACTTCAGTTTCTCCTTCTTGAAATCTACTTCCGCTTTGCTTTGGTGCATTGCCTACCATTCCACGAACACCACCTTGTAAGTATCCGTCTCCTCCGCCTGTAACATTTCCGTTTGTTTGGAAAGGAGTTGTTGCAACCATATCCTTAAAGTTTAAATTAAAATCTTTAATTACATATTGTTGTGGCTTTTTTCCTTCTGATTCGTTTACAATAATTCTTGCTACGTTTGCTGAATCAACATGAAATAATTTTTTAGTTTCTGGATCTCTTACAAAAAATTGATCTCCATATTTAAATGTATTACGTAGTATTCTAAACATACGTGTATCAAATTTTTGTAATTTACACCACTGTTGCAAATATTGTTGTAAAATTGTAGTTTCTGATGTTGTTGCTTTTTTCTTAAAGTCTAACATAAAAGGTGTTTTATTTTGTGCATTCTTTTGTGAACAAAATTCTGCTAAAATATCGAGTGCGGCATTTACCTCACTGTCTAAATCCATAGTATTATACTGTCCGTAACGCTCAACTCTATTAGGAGCGCCTACGTAAACATCTGGCAAATAAGAACTATAGTTTGTACGTGCCGGCCCTGCATTGCCACTGCCCCCTCTACCACCACCTAGAGGACTATAGTTTCCTCCCGGATTATCTCCTGTTGGTACTGGTGTAAAATATTTTTTCCAACTCATTTTATATCCTTAATATGCACTCTCTGGGTTCTTCTCAAGAAGAGCCTTGGTTAATCTATTATTTTCACGCATAAGAGTGACAAGGGTTTGCATACTAACATTACTTAGCCCTCCACCACCATCTCCGCCGGTAAGAAAGGATCCTGCATTTACTCCTGTGCCTGCTTTGAAGAAACCATTGTTATCTTTGGCTAATTCAGTGTTAAGATCTTTCATTTGATCTACTAATTTGTCTAATGCTTCTGCAAAATCTTCAACATTTCTAGCATTTAAGTCATCTGCGAATGCTTTCAGCCCTGCTAATCCGCCTGATGATGCTGTTAAATTTGCAACTGCTGTTGAATCAATTTCTGCAAATTGATTTATTCCTTCAACCATTTTTTCAAATGGTGAACTAGCACCAAAGAAACTTGCAATACTATCTAAAACTCCACCAGCGGCTAAACTTAACATAGCAGTGCCTAACGCACCTAATGATTCTGCAACGTTTGCTAAATTGGCTGTGTCTTTAACTTCTGACATGCGTTCTACGCCAGCCGCCATTCTCTCAACACCAGAACCAGCCGCATCAATTCCTTCACCTGCAAGTCTAATCG